TTACATATCTCCATTTGCATTGCCGAATTCTTCTTCAAAATGCTTCTTCAATACCTTTAACATCTCTTCTTTTTTTCCTTGATCCATGTTTCTTGCTGCTCTTTGAATAATACGAATTTCTGGTTCATCATCTATTTGCTTATTTAAGGCAAGCAGATAGTTATAGTCGACTTGTAGAACTTCAGATATAGCCTTAAGAGTGTTATTATCTGGAGTTATCTTATCGTCGTTTTCAATTCTTGAAACTGTAGAATTACTAATTTTTACTTTTTTTGCCAATTCACGCTGAGAGATTCCTAGTTCTTCACGTCTATTGGATATAACCTTTCCCAAAGTATCTTTCATAAAACTTCCTCCTTGTAATAAAATTATACCACAAGTGTTGCACGCAATCAACACTTGTGGTATAATTTATGTTGAATAGATGGAACGAGATAACTTCTATATTTTTTTAAGTTGAGCGTTCCATTAAATCAACAATAAGGAAGAAGTTATTTTATCACAAGCCAAAATATAAAGAAAGGAAGATGCCTATTAAAGAAATTCAAGAAGTAAAAGATGCAAATAATAAACTTATTTGTAAAATTGAAGCAGAAACTGGGATATTACAAAATATCTATAAAAAACAAGAAATTAAAGTTAGACTTGAAGTCGGACAAAGTATTCAACTAGCTAGAGGTGGATGTATCACCTTAGTTAAAAGAATAGATAAAACAGAGTACGACATAAAGAGTTACAAAAAATCAGCATAAATTTTTAAGAGCTGCAAGACGGCCTAATTTATCTTAACGGATGAATTAGGCTTTTTTTATTACAAATTATATCAAGCCTGATTAGCTATAAGGGCGTGAGATACACATATAAACTAATTTCAATCAATTTTGAAAGAAGTATATGGAGTACCTCTAGTTTCTTATAGCCTTTTTTAGGTGAAAGACAACTATGCTCCATAAACTGTAGGTAAAATTTGTATTTCTCGCTCCTTGCTATCTGGCAAGAAAGCGAGGAATATTTTGAAAATTAGAAAGACTAGATCGGACGAAAGAACCACGTATGTTTATAGGTTTGCAGATGAAACAAAAGTGGAACTAAAACCAGGAAAAGATGGGATAACAGAAGTGGACATCAAAAAACTACATGCTTTAGACGACAGTGAAGTTTACTATAACAACAAGAATCTAAGACCTGAACGAACTAAAGAAGAAAAAGCTGAAATAGATGCGTGGAAACAAGAATTTATAAGCGACTTTAAAAAGAGTCATGGATATGAACCTAATGAGGATTTCTTAAAAGGAGAAGTAGAGGAAAGATTCCCAAGAAACTATAATTTATCTATTGATTTCGATAACTATGGGGATATTGATCCAGATAAAAGATTAATAGCAACTATTAAATCCAAAGACATGAATGAAGAATTTGAATGGTCGGAGCATATGGAAGATATACTTTCTTTATTAACGGATAAACAGCGATTAGTAATCAAGTTGATGTTTGTGGATGGATACAAGCAGTCAGAAATTGCAGATTTAATGAATATATCTTCAGCTGCGGTTAAGAAACATTTGGATAAGGCAAAAGAAACAATCAAAAATAATTTTTAAATATTTTAGGATGAGGTTAAAAACTCGTCCTTTTTCTTTGCCTGTGATTTGTAAGGGAGATGACCCTTTCAGAAAGGAGGCAAACATGAGGCACAAAATAATCATCAATGTAACAAATGAGAAAGGACAAAAAACAAATGTCCTTAAAGGTGCAGTCGGGAAAATTCCAAACAGATTAATAAAATTTTTGTTTGGAGATTACAGACAAATTTATCTATTAGACCCTGGGATGACAGTTGATTCAGTGGATGTTAGAGAAATCGAGAAAGGAGAAAAAAGTGTCAAGAATAAAGCTACTGATGGAAATAAAAGAAGATGCAGAGAATCTTGCATCTAGTATAGGTGTCCTTCTAACAGCACTAGAAAGTGATGAGGAAGTTCCTAAAAAGGAAGAAAAAGTAAATCAGAATGAAGAGATTTATGAGATTGAAGATGTTAGAAAGATACTAGCCGATAAATCAAGATTAGGTCATACAGCTAAGATAAGAGAACTTTTAGAAAAGTATGGAGCTAAAAAGTTATCTGAGATTGAACCAAGTAACTATGAAGACTTGATAGCAGATGTGGAGAAACTCTGATGGGTGATCACGCAATATTATCTGCATCAAGTAGTTCACGCTGGATCCACTGTCCACCAAGCGTTAGGCTTTCTGAAAAATATGAAGATGAAGTTAGTCCTTATGCACTTGAAGGCACCTCAGCTCATGCCTTAGCAGAATATAAACTAAAGAAGTTATTAGGCTTGGATCTCAAAGATCCTACTGAAGATTTGGATTTTTATGATGAAGAAATGGATGAGTTAACTGAAGGATATGCCTCATATGTAACAGAAGTAATAAGTAGTTATGAAAGCCCAGCCGTATTTGTAGAAGAAAGGCTTGACCTATCAGAATATGTTAAGGAGTCCTTTGGCACAGCAGACTGTGTAGTTGTTGGAGGAAAAGAACTTCATGTAATAGATCTAAAGTATGGCCAAGGTGTTTTGGTAGACGCTAGAGAAAATACTCAACTCATGTTATATGGACTTGGTGCATTAAGTCTCCTTGATGGAATTTATGATATCGAAAATGTAATTCTTCACATCTATCAACCAAGAAGATGCAATATTTCAACTTATGAAATCAAAAAGATAGAACTTTATAAGTGGGGAGAATCCATACGAGAGATTGCAGAGAAAGCTTACAAAGGAGAAGGAGAATTTTCTTGTGGAGAATGGTGCATCTTCTGCAAAGCTAAGAATAAATGCAGGAAAAGAACAGAAGAAAACTTAAAACTAGCTCAAGAAGAATTTACCCTACCACCAGAACTATCTGACGATGAAATTGAAGAAATCTTGCCAAAACTAGACGAACTGGAACAATGGGTCAAAGACATCAAAACCTATGCTTTAGAAAGAGCCCTTAAAGGCCACAGTTGGAAAGACCTAAAACTCGTTGAGGGCAGGTCTAATCGAAGATACAGAGATGAAGATGAAGTTATAAACAAAGTAAAAGAACTGGGATTTAATCCCTTTGAAGAGAAGTTACTTGGCATCACAGCTATGACTAAGTTACTAGGTAAAAAAGTCTTTGATGAAAATATCACTGACTTATTAGAAAAACCAAAAGGAAAGTTAACCCTAGTTAGCATTGATGACAAGCGAGAAGAAGTAAAAATTGACAATGTTAAAGAAGAATTCGGAGGTAAATAATATGTCAAATATGAATAGAACAAAAGTAATTACAGGTGAAGTTAGATTATCTTATGCAAATGTGTGGGAACCAAAGTCAATCAATGGTGGTAAAGAAAGATACTCAGTATCTGTCATTATCCCAAAGAGCGACCAAAAAACAATCGAAAAAATTGAAAAAGCAGTAGATGCTGCTATTGATGAAGGACTTTCTAAATTCAATGGGAAAAAACCTAATAAGAAATCTATCAAACTTCCATTAAGAGATGGTGACACAGAAAAAGATGATGAGGCTTATGCAGATGCATACTTCTTAAATGCCAACTCTATGACAGCACCTCAAATTGTAGATAGAAACGTAGAACCAATCTTAGATAGGAGTGAAGTCTACTCAGGAGTTTATGCAAGGGTATCTCTTAACTTCTACGCCTACAATGTAAATGGCAATAAGGGCGTAGCGGTTGGGCTAGGAAATATTCAAAAGCTAAGAGATGGTCAACCTCTAGGAAATAGGTCTAATGCAGCAGATGACTTCGATGCTATGGACGATGATGAAGATTTCTTAGCATAGGAGGTAGAAATGGACTATTTAATTACAGCGATAGTTTTAGCTATTTGGTCCTTTTTATGGTATAAGCTTGGATTTTTACAAGCTCAGCTAAAAGAACTGGATAGAGATATCAGAAAAATAGAAAAACAAATAAAAGAAGATAGAAAAAATAATTTAGCAGAATTAACAAAGCTTAGTGATAGCTATGAAGAGATTGTCCATAGATCTTGAGACCTATTCTTCAGTTGATTTAGGCAAAAGCGGTGTATATAAATATGCCGAGAGTGAGGATTTTGAAATCCTCCTCTTTGCCTATTCTATTGATGATGGAGGAGTTAAGGTAATAGATTTATCAAATGGAGAGATTATTCCTGAAGAAATATTATCAGCACTTAGTGATAAAAGTATAGAAAAGTGGGCCTTTAACGCAAGCTTTGAAAGAGTGTGTCTATCTAGGTTTTTAGGTAAGAGATTAAAACCTCAAGGTTGGTACTGCACCATGATTTGGTCAGCCTATCTAGGGTTACCTCTATCCCTTGAAAAAGTCGGAGAGGTTTTGAAACTTGATAAGCAAAAGATGAATGAAGGCAAGGCTCTTATAAGATATTTTTCTATTCCTTGTAAGCCTACTAAGACCAATGGTATGAGGACAAGAAATCTACCACATCATGATTTAGAAAAGTGGTCTACCTTTAAAGAATATAACCAAAGAGATGTGGAAACAGAAATGGAGATAAAGAAAAAACTATCAGCCTTTCCTATGCCTCAATCAGAATGGGAAAACTACTGGATAGACCAAAACATCAATGACAGAGGAATCTTAATTGATGAAGTTTTAGTTGATTCAGCTATTAAATTTGATGAAATATTACGAGAAGAAAATATGGACAGAGCCATAGAATTAACTGGTCTTGAAAATCCAAATTCCCCCTTACAGCTAAAAGGATGGCTTAATAAAAAAGGCTTAGAGATAGACTCCTTAGCTAAAAAAGATGTAGAATCTGCTCTTAAAAATACTGAGGGAGATATAAAAGAAGTATTGGAACTTAGACAAGAATTATCTAAGTCTTCAGTTAGAAAATATGATGCTATGAAAAATGTAAAAGGAAAAGATAATCGAGCAAGGGGTCTGATCCAATTTTATGGAGCAAATAGAACTGGAAGGTATTCAGGAAGGCTTATTCAAGTTCAAAACTTAAGGAGAAACAATCTAAAAGATTTAGACCTTGCCAGAAGTCTTATAAAAAATAGAGATTACGAAACTATGGAAATTCTATATGAATCACCATCTGATATTTTATCCCAACTAATAAGGACAGCCTTTATAGCAAAAGAAGGCACTAGGTTTATTATTTCAGATTTTTCAGCAATTGAGGCTCGTGTCCTTGCATGGCTTGCAGGAGAACAATGGGTGCTGGATGCATTTGAAAATGGAGAAGATATCTATTGTAGAACAGCATCGAGGATGTTTGGAGTGCCAGTTGAAAAGCATGGAGTAAATGGTCATCTAAGGCAAAAAGGAAAGATAGCGACTTTAGCCTGTGGTTATCAAGGAGCCTTAGGTGCTCTTAAAGCAATGGGTGGAATTGAGATGGGTTTATCTGAAGACGAACTTCAATCAATAGTTGATTCCTGGCGAGAGGCTAATCCAAATATAGTAAGTCTTTGGTGGGACATAGATTCAGCCGTAAAAAGAGTTGTAAAGACTAGAAGTAAAGAAGAATATAAGAGCCTAGTTATTAGCTATGAAAAAGGCATTCTTTTTATACAACTACCCTCAAAAAGAAGACTTGCTTATCCAAAAGCAAAAATCGGGATGAATCGATTCGGTGGTGAATCAATAGTCTATGAGGGAATCGTAGTTGGAAATAAGTGGGACAAGATAGAATCCTACGGAGGAAAGTTTGTAGAAAATATTGTTCAAGCCATCGCAAGAGATGTTTTAGCTGAGTCTATGATGAGACTTGAGAAAAGAGGATTTAATATCGTCATGCATATTCATGATGAAGTTGTTATAGAAAGCGATTCATCTAGTATCGAGGAAGTAAATCAAATTATGTCCTTTGTTCCAGAATGGGCACCAGGACTTATCCTAGATGCAGATGGGTTTGAAAGTAAATTTTATAAAAAAGATTAAAGAGGGGGTTAAAAATCTCCTCTATTTCTTTGCCTGTGATTTAGGAGGGAAACCTCTTAAAAATTCACAGGAGGTAATTTAATGAAGGAATTAATACCAAAGAACGATTATGGAATATTTGCAGATCACAATGATGTTGCAAGAGTGGACAGTAGATTTGTAGCAGAGTTTTTTGAAAAGAGGCACTCTCATGTTATGAGAGATATACAAACAATCACTCAACCCAAATCTGGGCTGAGTGAAGAATTTATTGAACTCAATTTTGAGCTCAGCAGTTATAAGGATGTAACTGGAAGAAATCTACCATGTTATTTATTAACTAGAGATGGATTTACTATTTTAGCTATGGGTTACACGGGCAAAAAAGCCATGAAATTTAAAGAGCTCTATATTAAGAAATTTAACGAGATGGAAGAATTCATAAAGACTCTAGTATCAGCTAGAAAAGAATTCCCTCTTTTAACCGAGAATATAAGATTGCTTCATGACAATCCAAAAGCTTATCACTTTAGTAATGAGTGTAACATGCTGAATCGTATCGTTTTAGGTAAGAGTGCAAAAGAATTTAGATTAGAAAATGATATACCAAAAGGAAAAAGTATAAGACCATATCTGAATCAATCACAAATAGAGATGATTGAAACCTTGCAAAAGGTAGATATTGGTTTATTAGTAGCATTTCCTAATTATCAAGATAGAAAGAAACACCTTGAATGGTACAAGCAAAAATTGGAGGTACAAAATGTTTTATGTGAAAGAAAAAATCAATGATTCTATGGAAATAAGCATTGAAATAAATGATGAGAATGTCTTTTGCACCTGTCCAAAGTGTGGAAAAGAAGTTCGAGTAGAATTAAATAAAGTATTGGAAGATGGCGATTTATTTTCTACCCAAGTTTGCTGTAATACTTGTAGTGAGACAATGAGGAATATTTATGAATAAAGAATTATACAACAGGAGTGGGTGCAAGGATCCCACTCCTTATCAAGCAATTAAAAATGCAGAGAAGAGATACTATCCCCTGGTATATATCTGCAGTCCATTTTCTGGAGATGTAGAAAATAATGTAATCAAGGCACAGAAGTATTCTCGCTATGCCTTGGATAAAGGAAATATACCAATAGCACCGCATCTTTTATTTCCTCAGTTTATGAGTGATGAAAGTGAGAGAAGACTTGCCATGCATTTTAATTATGTCCTTCTTGGAAAATGTGAAGAAGTCTGGGTCTTTGGTGACAACATAAGTCCTGGAATGGCAGAAGAAATAAGAGTTGCTGAGAAGAGAAAAATGAAGATTCGATATATAAAGGAGGTATCCTAATTGAAGATATACACCTCAAATTTAATAGGAGTGGAGTCAAATTGTGTTTATCCAAATGAGGTTAATGCAGTAGATGTTAGGTCCTTTGAGAAAGCTGCAAGTTTTGACCATGTAATGGCAAAGTATAAAAACTCCTACAGGTCCAACGATAATTTTATAGAGTCAGAATGTGTTCCTATGGATATAGACAACGACCATTCAGAAAATCCAGATGACTGGATTTTAGCTAATGATTTAAAGAGAATATTTGACGGAGTTAAATTTACCATAGTTTATAGCAGAAACCATAGAAAAGAAAAAAATGGAAAAGCTGCAAGACCGAGAATGCACATATATTTTCCAATTCCTAAGGTTATAAATTTAGCTGAATATGTAGGGATAAAAGAAAGGTTATCAGAGACTTATACTTTCTTTGATGGGAATGCCTTAGATGGAGCGAGGTTTTTCTTTGGAGTTAAGAATCCTGCCGTTGAAATAGTTAGGGGAAGGAAATATATAACTGATATTTTAAAAGATGACTTTGAAAATTTTGATAACTCTCAAGACTTGATTCAGCAAGGCTCTAGAAACTCAACTATGAACCATTTTGCAGGTAGGGTTCTCATTCGATATGGAAATACAGATGAGGCAAGAGAATTATTCGATAAAAAAGCTAGTCTTTGCTCACCACCACTCCCAGATGATGAATTGGAACAAATCTGGAAGTCTGCTTGTAAATTCTATAAAAAAATAGCTGCAAGTGAAGATTATGTTCCACCTGAAGAATACACTGAAGGTATAAATTTAAGACCGTCAGAATTTTCAGACATAGGTCAAGCAGAAGTTTTTGTAAGAGAATATCAAGACAGAATTCGATTTTCTCCTTCTACAGGTTTTCTTGTTTACAACGACTCCTACTGGGAGGAATCTGAACTAAAAGCACAAGGATACTCTCAAGATTTAGTTTTAAAACAAATAGAAGAAATAGACAATGAACTTTTGAAAATGGATGAAGACATTAAGAAATCAGGAATTAGGGATATTATGTCTTCTATGAGTGAGAAAAAGGCAATGGAAGTTTTTGATAAAAATCAAAAATCTATATACTATAAATTAACTTCGCTTGAGGCATATAAGAAATATGCTATAAAACGAGGGGACACCAGAGCTATTCATGCAACTTTAAAAGAATCAAAGCCAATGTTAGAAATAGACCAAAGAGAACTTGATACGGATGAGTTCTTGCTTAATACACCATCTTTTACAGTAGATTTGAAAACTGGAGAGTGTAGAGACCATAAGGCAGAAGACTATATAACAAAAGAAGCATCTGTAGATCCAAGTGATGAAAATATGGATATATGGCTTGATGCCTTAGAGACATTTTTTGTAAAAGATAGTGAACTTATAGAATACGTTCAGAAAGTAGCAGGAATTTCTCTTATTGGAAAAGTATATATTGAGGCTCTCATTATAGCTTATGGTGATGGAAGAAATGGAAAGTCTACATTTTGGAATACTATCTCAAGAGTTCTTAATCTATATAGTGGGTCAATCTCAGCAGATATTCTTACAGTTAATTCTAAGAGAAATGCCAAGCCAGAACTCGCTGAAACAAGAGGTAAAAGGCTTTTAATTGCAGCTGAACTTCAAGAAGGATTAAGGTTAAATACTTCAAATGTTAAACAGCTTTGTTCTACAGATGAGATTGTAGCAGAGAAAAAATATCGAGATCCATTCAAGTTCATACCTTCTCACACCCTTGTCCTATATACTAACCACCTACCAAAGGTGAGTGCCTTAGATGAAGGAACCTGGAGGAGACTTATTGTAATTCCTTTTGAGGCAAAGATAGAGGGTAGTAGTGATATTAAAAACTACACTGATTATTTAGTAGATAAGGCTGGGGGAGCAGTTCTCAAGTGGTTAATCGAGGGTGCTAAAAAGGCTATTGATGAAGATTTTAAATTCAGCCTACCTAAAAAGGTGGCTGATGCCATCAATGAATATAAGGAATCAAATAACTGGTTCAAGCATTTCTTAAGTGAGTGTTGTGAGATTGATTCATCATTTGAAGAGAAGTCTGGAGAAGTCTATCAAGAATATAGAGCCTATTGTTTAAGAACTGGAGATTATGTAAGGTCTACAACAGATTTTTATTCTGCTCTTTCATCCAATGGATTTATGAGGAGAAAAACTAATCAAGGAATTGTGATAAATGGACTTAAATTAAAGTCAGACTTTGTGTAAAAATACAAGAAGTGCAGGTCGTGAATGTCATATATATAACTATTATATAGTAGGTAAATTAAATTTTAGTTATATATAAAGGTTATATAATAGAGTTTCACGACTTGCACAATGGCTAAAAATAGAGGTTTATATGTTAGAAAATGAAATAGAAAAAGCATTGGTAGATAAAGTGAAACTCCATGAAGGTCTTTGTCTTAAATTTACATCTCCTTCAATGACGGGAATACCAGACAGGATAATACTTCTACCTAAAGGAAAGATTGGATTTGTAGAAACAAAAAGACCTGGAGGAGAACCAAGACCAATTCAGAAAAAAAGAATAAGACAATTTAAAAATTTAGGTTTTAAAGTTTATGTTCTTGATACCAAAGAAAACATTGATGAAATAATAAAGAGAATCGGAGGTGACTAATTGGAATATACTCCACATAAGTATCAAAAATATGCTACTGAATTTATAAAAGAAAATAAAGAATCGGCGCTTCTACTGGATATGGGTCTCGGCAAGACGGTTATAAGCCTAACAGCTATAAAAGATTTACTCTTTGATTCTTTTGAAATTTCTAAAGTTTTAATTGTAGCACCATTAAGAGTTGCCAGGGATACTTGGAAAGAAGAGATAGAAAAGTGGTCTCACCTTGATTTCTTAAAATATTCAGTGGTCGTAGGAAGTGAAAAAGAAAGAATAAAAGCATTAAATAAACAAGCGGACATTTATCTAATCAATAGGGAGAATGTAGCCTGGCTAATAAATAAGAGCGAACTACCATTCAACTACGATATGATCGTAGTTGATGAATTATCATCTTTTAAATCTCATAGGTCAAAGAGGTTTAAAGCCTTGATGAAAGTTAGACCAAAGGTAAAAAGAATAGTTGGTCTTACTGGAACTCCATCATCTAACGGTCTAATGGATTTATGGGCTGAGTTTAGACTGCTTGATATGGGAGAGAGACTTGGAAGATTTATTGGTCAGTACAGAGAAATCTACTTCAAACCAGATAAGAGAAACGGACCAATCATTTATTCCTATAAGCCACTTCCTTTTGCTGAAGATGCAATCTATGAAAAGATATCAGATATCACAGTTTCTATGAAAGCTGAAGACTATCTAAAAATGCCAGAGAAGATAAACAATGAAGTCTTTGTAAATCTATCAGATAAAGAAAGAGATATCTACGAGACCTTAAAAAAAGACTTGGTTGTTAGTATTAAGGATAAAGATATAGATGCTGTTAATGCTGCAGCCCTTTCTAATAAGTTACTGCAAATGGCATCAGGCTCTGTTTATGATGAAGATAAAAATATGATTCATATTCATGATAGAAAGCTTGATGCTTTAGAAGATTTAATAGAAGGTGCAAATGGTAAACCTGTTCTAATAGCCTATTGGTATAAGTCAGATTTAAAAAGAATAAAAGACAAGTTTGATGTAATAGAACTTAAGACAAGTGAGGACTTTAAAGAATGGAATCAAGGTAAGATTCCAGTTGCCATTATCCATCCAGCATCTGCTGGTCATGGACTTAACCTACAAGCTGGAGGTTCAACACTTATTTGGTTTTCCCTTACATGGTCCTTAGAACTTTATGAACAAACCAATGCCAGACTTTATAGACAAGGACAGAAAGAAACAGTTGTGATTCATCATATACTGGCAAAAGGAACTATTGATGAAGATGTTATAAAAGCATTAGAAAATAAGAACAAAACACAAGCTGCACTTATAGATGCAGTAAAAGCAAATCTAGAGAGTTGATGTCATAGAATGTCACTATCAAAATTTGCTAAGATTAATACAAGAGTAGAAGTTATATGGATAACTTACCTCAAAAACTTATGGAGGTAAGAAATGAACGCAAAAGAATATTTAAAACAAGCTTTTTATTTAGACAAAAGAATTAACAGTAAGCTAGAGCAAGTTGAAAGTTTAAATGCACTAGCTACAAAAGCTACATCAACCTTATCCGATATGCCTAAGAGTCCTAATAGAGGACCATCAAAACTTGAAGATACTATTGTTAAGATTATTGACCTTCAAGAAGAAATTAATAGGGACATAGATAAGTTGGTGGATTTAAAGAAAGAAATCGTAAGAGCAATAAAAAAGATTGAAGATAAAGAACTTCAAGTCGTTTTAGAAAAAAGATATCTTTGTTTTGAATCTTGGGAGAAGATAGCAGTTGATATGAATTATGATATTAGACATATTCATAGACTTCACAATCTGGGGTTAAAAGAAACTTCAAAGCTAATTAAATCCTGTCATGAAATGTCATAGAATGTCACTATAGAGTTGTAGTATTATTAAAATAGCAAAAGAATAATTAAAAGAGCCTTGAAGATTTAATCTTCAGGGCTTTCTTTATGGAGTGATAAAGTGCCGAGAAAACCTAAGAGACCATGTTCACATCCAGGTTGTCCTGAATTAGTTGATGGACGATTCTGTAAGAAACATGAAAAAGAATACAATAAAAACTATGAAAAATATAAAAGAGATCCTAACACTCATAGGCGTTATGGAAAAGCATGGAGGGTTATAAGAAAAAGATATGTCAGTGAACATCCACTTTGTGAAATGTGTTTAAAAGAAAATAGAATGACAAAGGTAGAGGAAGTACATCACATACTTCCTCTTTCTCGTGGTGGAACTAATGACGAAGATAATCTTATGAGTCTTTGTAAATCTTGTCACTCAAAGATTCATGCTGAGCGTGGAGATAGATTTGGACGAGAAAAGTTTTGAGGGAGGGGGAGTCGTTATCTTAAAAGCTGATTTCCCTACCAACGGTGCCGCCCTCTCACGCACAAAAAAACGGGTTCAAAGGGGGTATTAAAGAATATCATTCGAAAAGTAAAATATTTATTCTAACCTATTGACAATAAAACTTGGCATGATATAATATAAATACCAAGTAAACTTGGCAAAAGGATAAAGGAGAATGAATATGAAGAGAGATGAAGTTATAGCAAGAAGTCGTGAGGAGTATAAATATCACGATGAGATGATGGTTGATATTTTTAAAAAAGCAGGTGAAATTTCCAGCCAAATCGGATTAGCTGTTGCTGCCATCCTATTTGGAATTGAAGCTTTTTTCTTCAATTCCTTTAATTATGGAATACTAAGTATTTATTTTAGTATTGAAGCAACTAAAGAACTTGTAAAGTATGCAAAACTAAAAGAGAGAAAGCAATTGTTAATGGGGATACTTATGGCGATTATAGGAATTGCCTTATTTGTAGCTAACCTTATAACATTGAAGTAGTGATGGATTATGGATGATAAACTAGTTCTCAAAAATCATTTAAAAGAAGTAAGAAAAGAAAAAGGCTATTCACAACAACAGTTAGCTGATGAGGTGGGTGTTTCAAGAAATACAATCAGCTCAATTGAAACTGGTCAATTTAACCCCACTGCTAAATTAGCTTTGATACTTTGCATTGCTTTAGAAAAGAAATTTGAGGATCTTTTCTATTTTTAGACAAACATAGTTAAATTAAAATCTCCCTACAGTAAACGATATTGTTTATTGAAGGGAGATTTTATATTTAAGTATTAGGAGGTGATACTATCGCTAAGGACGGAACATATAGAGGTGGAAGAAGAGTAAAAGCAGGAGGGAAACCACAGCCTGCTGCTGAAAAAATAGAAAAAGGTAAAAAAGTAGAAATACTAATGAATGATATTCCAACATTCACTCCAGAAGAAATAGATGCAGTTGACTTACCAGATGGAGCAGTTCTTGATGGAACAGATATGCCAACACCTAGTGACTATCTATCTGCAAAACAAAAGAATGGAATACCACTAGGTGCAGATGAAATATATAAAGAGACATGGTCTTGGTTAAAACAGAGGAACTGTGAAAACTTAGTAAATCCAAGATTATTAGAATCATACTCTCAGGCTTTTGCAAGATACATTCAATGTGAAGAGGCAATAAGTCAATTTGGACTTTTAGGTAAGCATCCTACTACAGGAGGAGTTATAGCATCCCCTTTTGTACAGATGTCTAGCCAGTTTCAAAAGACAGCTAATCTTTTATGGTATGAGATTTATGACATTGTAAAAGAAAACTGTACTGAAGTTTATGAAGACTATGGGGAAGATATGATGGAAAAATTACTAAGGCAAAGGAGGTAATTGTATTGTTTGAAAAAGTAAATCCAAAGCATCCAGATAAAATAGCAGATTGTATTGCTGGTGCAATTGTAGATTTAGCATATAAAGAAAAAGATAATCCTAAAATAGCAGTTGAAGTTTTGCTGGGACATGGAAATTGTCATGTGATTATAGAAACGGACTGTAATCTAAATAAAAAAGAAATTGAAACAGCAATTAAGAGGATAGCTGGAGAGATCATAGCAGATATTAAAATTGTAGAACAGGATATCCACCTATCAAATAATCAGAAAGATAATATAAGATGTGGAGACAATGGAATTTTTAAGGGAGTGCCTATATCTGAAGAAGAAAAGAAACTCTCAACTATAGCCAGAGAAATTTATAGGAACTACCCATATGATGGGAAATATATTCTCGATAGAGATAAACTTATTATTTGCCAGTCTAATGTATCTACGGAAATTTTAAAATCAATTTATCCAAGAGCAATAGTAAATCCATTGGGAGATTGGACTGGAGGGTTTAATGTTGATACTGGAGCGACCAATAGGAAACTCGGATCTGACATGGGAAGATCAGTAACTGGTGGGGGCCTTCATGGCAAAGACCTATCCAAGGCTGATGTATCAATTAATATTTATGCCCACCTAAAGGCACAAGAAGAAAATAGAGAGATTGAATTATTCTGTGCAATTGGAGATGAAACTGTTGATGGTAAAGCCTATGAAGAAATAGTAGAAATTGCCAAAGACTATGTAAAATCTATTGGTGGTTTTGAGGAATTTGCAAAGTGGGGGCTCATCTAATGAAAGAAGGACTATTACAATATGAATTAAAAAATGTAGATGAACTCATCCCATATATTAATAATGCTAGAACGCATACTGACGAACAAATAAATAAGGTAGCTGCATCAATAAAAGAATTTGGATTTTTAAACCCAATCCTAATTTCAGATGACAATGTAATCACAGCTGGGCATTGCAGACTTCTTGCAGCTAAGAAACTTGGACTTAAAAAAGTACCTTGCATATTAGAAAATTATCTTACAGAGGCACAAAGAAAAGCATATGTACTTGCTGATAATAAGCTAAGTCTTGATGCTGGTTGGGATGAAGAACTATTGAGAGTTGAAATTGAATCCCTAGAAGATTATGGATTTAATGTAGAGCTTACAGGATTTTCAACTGAAGAATTATCTTCGCTCTTTGACCTTGGTGTAGAGGCTGAAGAAGATGACTTTGATGTTGAAGAAGAACTTAAAAAGCCTATTTTTTCCAAGGAAGGAGATATTTGGACTCTAGGAAGACATAAAGTTATCTGTGGAGATTCTACTCTAGGGGATACTTTTGAAAAGTTACTAGGTGAAACTAAGGTCAATTTAGTATGTACTGATGCACCATATTTTGTTGAATTAAAAAATAAATCGGGAACAATCAAAAATGACAACTTAAATGATAAGGAAGCCTATGAATTTTTAATGAAGGTCTTTACAAACTTTAAAGACGCAATGGCTAAGGATGCATCAATTTATGAATTCTATGCAACTATGAAAGCTAGAGTTTTCTATGATGCTTTTGAAGATGCAGGCTTTAAAGTTGGTGCAGGGCTTATTTGGAAAAAACCAAGAGCTCCTTTCATGAGAACAGATTGGAAATTTAATATGGAGCCTATTATCTTTGGTTGGAGAAAAGATGGAAAACATAACTGGTATGGAGATCAAAAACAAACAGCAGTCTTTGAATTCGATGGAATTAAAGATTCAGAAAAAGAAGGATGTGGTCATCCATCATCAAAACCAGTACCACTTATTGCTTATTTAATAAAGCAATCAACTCAAACAAATGGCTTAGTCCTTGATGGATTTTTAGGAAGTGCATCTACATTAATTGCCTGTGAGGAGCTTAATCGAATCTGCTATGGAATAGAAATAGAACCTAAATTTGTTGATGTAGCAGTAAAAAGATATTTAAATTTAGTGGGTAGTGATAAAGATATAAGCCTTTTAAGAGATGGAAAAAAATATAAGTATGAAGATGCTATTAATATGACTTGATATAAATCCTAGATTGAGTGATATATGTATGTGGGGTGATTAGATGATTTCAAGGGAAATTATACAAAAATTGAAAGAGACGTATCCAGTAGGTACAAGAGTAAAACTAATCCAAATGGAAGATGGACAGGCTCCACCAGTTGGAACTTTAGGCACAGTTTATGGGGTAGATGCCCTTGGATCAATCTTAGTAAAATGGGATAATGGTTCGATGTTAAATGTAATTATTAGGGAGGATATTATTGAAAAATCTAAATAAATAACCATACATTGCTTGACTATTCCTCTATTGTACGGGAATATGTGTACAACAAAAGAGGAGGTACAAAAATGAAAAAGATTGAATTGTTAGAAAACATTAAAGAAAAAGAAGAATTCGAAGAAAATAAAATCAGTTACAGATTTTATTGGGCATATAGGGAATCCCAAAGGATAGGGCGATACATCATAAACTTTGATGACATTGGATTTGTAGATAATCACGAAGATATGATAGAGAATCTTGAAAGATTTGGAATACAAGAATTTACAATTTCAGACCAGTCAACAGGTCTTATGAAAGGGTTAAAAAGTTTTAAAAGAAAAGGGTACTTTCCTATAGACTTGATTGAAATAGATACAGGAAGGACTAATTGGAACTTTAAAGAAAACAAAGAAGAAAAAGAATATACACCTGCACTTCTTTTCAAGAGAAATTAAGAATAAAAATAGAGAGTTAAGCAAGATGATTGCTTGACTTATCTCTCGGTGTACGGGAATATGTGTACAACAAAAGAAAAGGAGAGCATTACCATGAAAAAAGACCTTTTAGAAAGATTAGAAGCAGAAGTTAAAGCTTGCAAAAGATACGCAGAAAACTCAATAAAAAAATCAAAAGAAGGCAAGATTGGAGCAGCTATTAACCTTTTAGACATAGCAGGAACAGCAAAGAAATGTGCAGACCAAGTTCATGAAGAACTTTGGAAAGAGTCACAAGGAAACCTAAACGAAGAAGAATTTGAATTATTTTGTGAATCAGAAACACTAGGAAGAGAACTTAAGAAAGCATACAAAGAATTAAACATAGCAAGACAAAGATAAAATAAAAATCCAAATAGAGTTTAGGCTCTATTTGTCGTAGTAGAAGTCACTAGCAAGTGGCTATTTTTTATGCCTATTTTTCAAGGAAGGAGGTCAAATGAAATATAAACCAACAAAATTTATGCTACCTACATCTCACTATGATAAAAACAAGGCAGACTATGCTGTTACTTTTATAGAATGCCTTAAACACACAAAAGGTAGATGGGCAGGTAAAGATTTCAAGCTTATTGACTGGCAAGAAGAAATCATAAGAGACTTATTTGGCATTGTAAAAGATACGGGATATAGACAATTTAATACAGCCTATGTTGAAATACCAAAGAAGATGGGGAAATCTGAACTTGCAGCTGCTGTAGCACTTCTTCTAACTTGTGGTGATGGAGAAGAAAGAGCAGAAGTTTATGGTTGTGCTGCTGATAGGCAACAAGCAACTATCGTCTTTGATGTTGCAGCTGATATGGTAAGGATGAGCCCAGCCTTATCTAAAAGAGTAAAAATTCTAGCATCTCAAAAGAGGATGATATATAAGCCGACTAATTCTTTTTACCAAGTTTTATCTGCAGAGGCTTATTCTAAACACGGATTTAATATTCATGGTGTAGTCTTTGACGAACTTCATACTCAACCTAACAGAAAGTTATTTGATGTTATGACAAAAGGGTCTGGTGATGCGAGAACTCAACCCCTATATTTTCTCATAACAACTGCAGGAACAGATACCAAATCAATCTGCTACGAAACACATCAAAAAGCAGTCGACATACTTGAAGGAAGAAAAACTGATTCAACTTTCTATCCCGTGATTTATGGAGCAGACAGAGAAGATGATTGGACAGATGAAAAAGTATGGCATAAAGCAAATCCTTCTCTTGGAATTACAGTTCCTATAGAAAAAGTAAGACAAGCCTGTGAATCGGCTAAGCAAAATCCAACTGAAGAAAATGCCTTCAGACAGTTAAGATTAAATCAGTGGGTCAAACAAGCAATCAGGTGGATGCCTATGGAAAAATGGGACCTCTGTAATTTTGCTGTTAATGAAGAAGAATTAAAAGGAAGAGTTTGTTATGGAGGTCTTGACCTATCATCTACAACAGATATTACAGCTTTTGTTTTAGTCTTTCCTCCAATAGACGAAGATGATAAGTATCAAATATTACCCTACTTTTGGTTGCCAGAAGACAATCTCGATCTAAGAGTAAAAAGAGACCATGTAAACTATGATCTATGGAAAAAACAAGGCCATATTATGACAACAGAAGGCAATGTAGTCCATTATGGTTTTATAGAAAAATTTATAGAAGACTTAGGTGAGATATATAACATTAGGGAAATTGCCTTTGACAGGTGGGGAGCAGTTCAGATGGTTCAAAACTTAGAAGGCATGGGTTTTACAGTCGTTCCTTTTGGTCAAGGATTTAAAGACATGTCTCCGCCAACAAAAGAATTAATGAAACTAACCCTTGAAAGAAAAATAGCCCATGGAGGTCATCCAGTTCTAAGGTGGATGATGGATAATATCTTCATACGAACTGATCCTGCTGGAAATATAAAAGCAGATAAGGAAAAATCTACAGAAAAAATAGATGGGGTTATTGCTACAATTATGGCTCTTGATAGGGCTATAAGGTGTGGCAATGATACGAGTGAATCTGTTTATGATGATAGGGGGTTGATTGTTTTTTAATATGGGTATATAAATAAAATAGAAACATTTTTGAGGTGATATTCATGAGGAATAGAGAAGATATTATTCGTTTATGGTTTGATATGTGGATAAAAAAACAAGACTTAGGAATTAAAGATATTTTTGCTAATGATATTGTGTATACAGAAAGTTGGGGGCCAAAGTATAATAATCGCAGTACACTCGAGTTATGGTTTAAAGAATGGAACAGTCGTGCAAAAGTTGAAACATGGGATATTGTACAATTTTTAGACTTTAAAGACCAATCAATTGTGGAATGGCATTTTAAATCAGTGATGAATAATGGGAAAATTGATGAATTTAATGGAATTTCTTTGGTTAAATGGGATTTTGATAATAAAATAATAGAATTAAAAGAATTTGGATGTAATATAGATAATTATAATCCATATGCTTATGGAGAGATTCCTAAATTTAGAAAAGAAAAGTCAAAGTGGTTTTAA